CAGATATCGGCCTACTCGCGCAAGAAGTGAATACGTTGTTCCCCGAGATAGTCGATACTGGAGACGATGCGGCTGTGTATGACCCAGACGCGGGGACGGACGTAAATGGACTGCCTATTAGCAGTATATGGGGCGTCCGCGAGGCTAAATATGGCGTGATTGCCTTGGCGGCCATCCAAGAGCAGCAAGCAACTATTACCGCACTGACAGCCCGCATTGCTGCGCTAGAAACTGCGTAACACCGGAAGAGAAATATGGCTTACAGCGCACCATCATCCCGCAGCACTGACGACCTCATCACAGCCGCCATCTGGAACGCCGATGTCGTAGCCAACGAGATCGCGATTTATGCTGGCGCGTTATCTGTTACCAGTCAAGCTATCGGGGACCTCCTCGCGGCGTCGAGTACAACACAATACGCCCGTGTGGCGGCTGTCGCAGCCGGGCAGGTTCTCGCCAGCGCGGGAACTGGAACAGTACCTGCGTGGAGTTCTGCTCCGGCTCTCAGCGGGTTGACCGCTAGTAAAGCCGTTTTTACTAACGGCTCGCAGGTGCTTGCGTCAAATGACATTACCGGTTCCGGCAACGTCGTGATGTCTGCGGCTCCTACGCTTACGGGCACTATCGGCGGCGCAGAGATGACGTTGAGCGGGTTGACCGCGTCTCTTCCTATCTTTTCAAACGGCAGCAAACAACTCGTCTCGAACGCGATGACTGGTACCGGCAGCGTCGTGATGTCCGCTGGGCCCACGCTCACCGGAACCATCGGCGGCGCAGAGATGACGTTGAGCGGATTGACCGCGAGTAGACCCATATATACAGATGGATCAAAAGCCCTCACCAACACCGGACCCTCTGGTTCGATATTGCAGACTGTCTACAATAATCCTGATAGCGCGGCGATTTCGATTGGCTCTGCTTCGTGGGTTACCATCACGAGCGCCAACCATCTAGCGATCACCCCCATCAGCGCATCCAGCAATCTCATATTGACGTTCACGTGTATATTTGGTGGTAATAATACTACCAATCTGACACACTTCAAATTCTACGACGTGACCGCCGGCGCAGACGTGAACTTTCCCGGTACCCTAAGCAATCGGTCGGGGGTGCATGGTTCTACTCGTCAAGTCGAGGGTGACGCGAATGACGTTGATGTCATTACGATTAGCACGACTGTTGCTTCAGATGACACGGACGCCAGGACGTATGGCATATACACTAGAAATGAATCCGGCAGTGGCGCTAAGTATTTCAACGCGACAACGACGGACAGCGCGGCCATCGGGCACTCAAGAGCAATGTTCACTATTACTGAGGTAATATAGATAATGTCCCATATGACCGTAGCTATTTCTGAACTCTCCGACGACCGAGGTTTTTTGTTACGCGGAGACCCCACAACGGAGGCAGAATTTGCGTCTGTGTTCCGTAAAATCGTCGGGGAAGATTCAAAGGGATTTGCTATTGAATCTCAAGACTCGGCCGAGTGGGGCTTTACGTGGGATGAGCTTCAAACCAAAATGGCAGAACTCGATGCCCTGTACATAACGAACGAGTACCAACGACAACGTGTCGCTGACTACCCCAAAATAGTTGATCAACTCGACCTGCTCTATCATGGTGGTTTGGAAGGGTGGAAAGCCCAGATTCAAATCGTCAAAGATAGATACCCGAAACCTTAAGGTCATACCCACACTAACGGAGAAAATTATGAAGAATTATTGGAAGCTCAAGGCGATCGCCCTTGAAACGGAAGTCCACATCGCCGAGTTGTCCAAAGCGGCGAATGAAATAATTGCGCGTAAAAACGCCGCATTTACAAGTGAAGGTCTGAATGTCAAGATGAACTACAAGTTCGATGATGAGACGGAAACGTTGACAGAAGACGGAGAGATTAAAGTTTAGGTACGGTCCACCGCTCATGAAGAATATGCAGATGCGTCAGAAATTAACAGCGGACACGAATAAATCGTTCTAGCGCATATTCAAGAAGTGTGGTATACTAAGGTATGTCGCTGTGGTGTGATGACAAATACCTCCGCTTAATCTCTGGTCAACTTGACCAGTTTAAGTATCTTTCGCCGCAGAAGAGTCGCTTTCGGTGCCCCTTCTGCGGCGATTCCGCCCGCAATAAACTCAAGGCGCGGGGCTATACCTTCCCCAAACAACAGACGATTATCTATAAATGTCATAACTGTGATCTTGCGCTGCCGTTTGGTGCCTTTCTCAGACGTCTGTCACGTCCGCTATTCAACGAATACATCATTGAGAACTTCCGCACACAGGCGCCAGTTGTCGTCGCCACACCTCCTCCTAGCATCTCTAAGCGACTTCCTATTCTCTTTGAGGGTGTTGATCAACTCTCGTCCGCATCGCTGGATGCGTCTCTACATCCGGTGCGTGACTATGTGTCTGCGCGACAGTTACCAGACTCTGCGCTCACGCGGTTGTATGGCACGTTGCGAGGGCATACGTGGTTAGCGTCACTTGTCGGGAAGAAGAAAGCAGGGGCGATTAACAACGGCTTACCGTATCTGGTGATCCCGCTGCGACTGGCGAATCACGAATGGTACGGGGCGCAGATGCGATTGTTGACGCGCAAAGAATACCTGACATTTCGTTGGGGGCATGATCAGTTGCGCGTCTTTGGTTTGGATGTGTGTGATCGAACGGCGTTGACCTATTGTGTTGAAGGACCTCTCGATGCGCTCTGCGTGCCGAATGCGATTGCCATGTGCGGGTCGGATATTCTCAGTGGGTTGGAACGTCTCGCAGACGAGGGCACGTCGGTGGGCAATCGCGTGTTAGTGTGGGATAATGAACCACGCAATAAACAGATTACCAATCATCTACGACGCGCCATTAAGGCAGGCGAACGGGTGGTCATCTGGCCCCGGTCGCTTCCGAAAGATTTGAACGATATGGTCGCTGCGGGGCACGACGTTGAAGCACTATTATTGAAGCATACGTATCGCGGATTGTCCGCAGAATTAGAGTATCGCCAGTGGACTATATAGATTATGGACTTAGTGATGATGATAGAATTTCGTGGTATGAGCATACCGCAGACAAATTCGGCGCGAGACCAACCAACCCAGATACAGCCTTAGCCTCCACCCGAATTCTCGATCACGGGGATGTGTCGCTACTTGCGACATACGGCAGTGATCTAGGCATCTGTGAAGCGGCGCGGGTATCCTACGGCAAGGGGACCGTCTCGAAACGCGAACCCGCAGCCCTGCTGCGGTATTTGATGCGTCAGCGACATACCAGCCCGTTTGAACAGGCGGAAGTGACGTTCTATCTACGTGTGCCGATCTTTGTCGCGCGGCAATTGATACGACACCGAACCGCCAACGTGAATGAATATAGTGCGCGGTATTCTGAACTCTCGGATGACTTCTATGTGCCGGCACTCTCACACGTCTCTTCGCAATCCAACACGAATCGGCAGGGTGCTGGTGAGACGTTAGGTGATACTGCGACGGAGTTGGCACAGACGGATATCCAGCAAGCGCAACAGAATGGGGTCGATACATATCATCGCTTGCTGACAACTCACGACGTGTCGCGCGAGTTAGCACGGGTTGTCACCTCGGTCGGCACCTATACGGAGATGTATTGGAAATGCGACCTACACAACTTTCTCCACTTTTTGAATCTGCGTATGGACGCCCACGCGCAACAGGAGATTCGTGACTTAGCGACTGCCATGTATCGGTGTGCCAAACCATTCTTTCCGATTGTCCTACAAGCATGGAACGATTATGTCCGTGGGAGTTATACCCTGAGTGCTGCCGAATGTTGTATGCTGGGCGACATACTAAACAATACCACGGACACCACATCTTGGCCAAACAACACTTACGATATGTCCGACCGCGAACATGTCACCTTTAAATCATTCCTCAACAGATTGTTATCGCAATAGGAACTTATGACCGAATATCAAAAGTTTATTCATCTCTCGCGTTATGCCCGTTGGCTCGACCAGGAGAATCGGCGCGAGACATGGCCAGAGACCGTTAAACGCTACTTTGATTTCTTCGCCACACATCTTAAGGACAAGCACCAATACACGCTGACTCCCGCGTTGCGCAAGGAACTGGAAGGCGCGGTGCTGGCGATGAAGATCATGCCGAGTATGCGGTGCCTCATGACCGCTGGGGAGGCACTGACAAAGGAAAACGCCGCAGGGTATAACTGTTCCTACATTGCGATGGATTCTCCACGGGCGTTCGACGAAATTCTGTATGTACTGATGAACGGCACCGGCGTCGGCTTCAGTGTGGAATCGCAATATGTTGAACAGATGCCCCGCGTGTCCGAAGACATCCACGACACCGATACCGTGATCCATGTGTCCGATAGCAAACTGGGTTGGGCCAAGGCACTCAAAGAACTTATTGCGATGCTCTATGTCGGGCAGGTGCCGTCGTGGAATATGTCGCGTGTGCGGGCCGCTGGCGCGCCATTGAAAACCTTTGGTGGGCGTGCGAGTGGTCCCGAACCGTTGGTTGAACTATTCAAGTTCTGTGTGCGCACCTTTGGGAACGCACTCGGGCGCCGATTGACCACGCTGGAGTGTCATGACATCGTGTGTAAGATTGCGGAGGTTGTCGTAGTTGGTGGCGTGCGTCGGAGTGCGCTCATCTCACTGTCAGACATCCACGACGATAGAATGCGCGGCGCGAAGAACGGCGAATGGTGGAGCATGAATTCGCAGCGGGCGTTGTCCAATAATTCCTATGTCGCGCATCGCGAACGGCCGACGCTGGGCACATTCATCGACGAATGGAAGTCGTTGTACGAATCCAAGTCTGGGGAACGTGGTGTATTCTCGCGCTATGGGGCACAAGCACAGGCCAAGAAGACCGGCCGGCGGGATGCTGACCGCGACTTTGGGACCAATCCCTGTTCCGAGATCATTCTACGTAATCGAGAATTCTGTAATCTCAGTGAAGTGGTAGTGCGCGAACAAGATACGCTGGCGTCACTGAAACAGAAAGTCCGACTGGCGGCCATTCTCGGTACCTTCCAGTCCACACTCACCTCATTCAAATATATTTCCAAAGAGTGGGAGAAGAACTGTAAGGAGGAACGATTGCTGGGCGTCTCGCTCACAGGCATCATGGATAGTGTCATGACGAATGGCACCGAGCCGGGATTGGAGAAGCGATTAGACACGTTGCGTGAAGTGGCTGTCGCGACGAATAAAGAATTCGCGGCGGAGTTGAAGATCCCACAGTCGGCGGCGGTGACCTGTGTGAAACCGAGCGGGACGGTGAGTAACCTTGTGGACTCCGCGTCAGGCATTCACGCGCGGCATGCCGAGTATTATATTCGCACTGTGCGGGCAGATAAGAAAGACCCGTTGGCACAGATGATGATCGACGCAGGGTTCTATGCGGAATCCGATGTCACGCGACCGGAACATACGTGGGTGTTCTTCTTCCCACAGAAAGCTCCAGCCGGAGCGATCACGCGCAACCAGCGCACCGCGATTCAGCAACTAGAGTTCTGGCGTTTGTATCAGAACCATTGGTGCGAACATAAACCTAGCGCAACGATCTATGTCCAAGAAGAGGAATGGCTGGATGTGGGTGCGTGGATTTACCGACACTTCGATACCGTCTCGGGCCTCGCGTTCCTACCGAACCTGGAACACATCTACAAACAGGCACCCTATATTGATTGCACCAAAGAGGAATACGAGGAATGGTTAGAAAAGACCCCGGCAAATGTGGACTGGACCAAACTGGCAGTGTTTGAAAAAACGGACACCACTACCGGCAGCCAAGAGTTGGCGTGTGTAGCTGGCGCATGTGATGTAGTCGACCTTCCCTCGGCGACAAGCACTAAATAGAACACACGAAAAGGAAAGATGATGGCAAAACAATCAGCGTCAATCGAATGTAGTAACTGTGCGGGTGTCTGCACCATTTACGGCTCCAATGCGGATACGGTCCAGTTCTGCCCTTTCTGCGGCGACGAGGTGCTGTTCTCCTATGATAATGTCGGGCACGCACAGGACGATGACGATCTTCTCGACATCGATGATGAGGACTAACCACCGATGAATATCGGGATAGACTACTCGATGTCATGCCCGGCGATTTGTGCCTATGGGGAGACTCCGCAATTCTGGATGGCACATTCACGTACCTACCCTACTCTCCCGGCACTATCCACCGTGGTCATCTCAAGCACAGAGATGATGGCACGTGCGGAGTTTATCGCACAGTCCGTTCTCACATGGTTGGCACAATGGCCAGACATTCGGACTGTTGCCATTGAAGACTATGCGTTCAGTGCGACCGGGCGCGTATTTCATATCGGCGAACATACGGGCATTCTAAAGTATCTACTACACCAACAACACTACACCATCACCACCGTTCCCCCAACCGTGGTCAAAAAGTTTGCGACAGGAAAAGGCAACGCCGACAAAGCGCGAATGACTCGCGCGTTCCTTGAGCAATATCCACTCGCAAAGGCCTGGTGCCCGGCGTTCTTTCCACGAACCCCCGACACGGCATCGTTTGCGAAATCTCCCCTCTCTGATATAGCCGATGCGTATTGGATTGCCAAGCACGCCGCACCAAACGGCGCTTGACAATTTAACCCACATCAACTATAATTACAGTAACATAAAGGAGGACGCATGTGTATTACTATGCGTGGCGCCGGATACGCGGTCGTTGTTACACTGATATTGGGTACAGTGGCCGTTGGAACGCCGAGTACTCCAGTTGTCGCAAAAAACGTTGAGTCCATTCGGGTGTTCGTCACCACCCACCGTGAGATAAATGACTGTGGTTCGCGCCCTGTTCAGATTAGCGAACGAGGGAAAGCCTTTATTCGTCAGCATGAGGGGCTGCGACTAACACCGTATCACGACAGTACCGGATACGCCATCGGATATGGTATGCACACATGGCAGGGACTGCCAGTCACACTCACGCATCCAAGCTCTGTCACTAAGGCAGATGTCGAGGAAGAGTTTGATACGCAGTTGGCCGTCTATGCGGGCATCGTGACGAGAAGTGTCTGTACGCCGCTAACACCACCGATGTTTGATGCGCTGGTCAGCGTCGCGTGGAATGCGGGGCATGTGAATGCGTCCATCGTGCGGAAGGTCAACCAAGGACGCGCGGTCGACGCATCAGACTTCTTAACAACAGCGACCACACGCAATCGGCGCAATCGGGTACTCGTTGATCGGCGACTCCGCGAGTATATTATGTTCACCGGCGATTACGACCTCGCGATGGAATAACCAGGAATAATAAGGAGTATCACTAATGCTAACAGTATTCGAAACCGTCGTCAATAAATTCGGACCGTGGGTTATATGTTTTGCCATGATTGGCATCTTCCTCTACGAATCACACAGACATGAGGAAACACTTATATCTCTCAATGGTCAGCTTACCGCCGCACTTGAATCCGTAGCGAAGGTACATGAATCGCAGACCGAGTTGCTGGCAAGGGACGGGTTCATTCTCCCCCCGCAAGATGGCCCTCAGCCATTGCGGTAGAGGGCCTGAGAGTTCCCGTTAAACTTGATCCAAGTCTACATGAAATGTTTTGGACCGCCGCCGTCTGGGCGGTTCGTTCTGGCAATTCAGTCACCATCGTCAGTGCGAACGACCACATTCACATGAAAGACTCCACGCACTATGCTAACCGTGCGCTCGACTTTCACTCGTCTGACCTCGACGGACTGAACACATGGTTGATTTACCAAGGGTATGGCACGTTATGGCAAGTTGCTGGGCACTTCAATCACGTCCACGGGCAAAAACCCGTATGACATGTCATCTTGTTTATGATGTGAAAATGTAGTATAATTAGTTATGTTAGAACAGACCACTCTTTATGAGGCTAGACAATGGAATATGAAGTTATTTTTCCTGAGAACGAAGTGACACCAACGGATACGTCGCCGGTGAAACTGACACCCGAGACGGACCCCTCCCCAGACGCATTGCTGGCCAGGGCGGAACTGAAAGCCAAAGAACTGGCGCGACTGCGCAGCACTCTCGCGGGCGCAGCACGGCAACAGCGACAGGACGCCAGCATACAAACTAGAAAGAATAAAAATCGGCGACGCAGGGCGATCGCCGCACAGAGTCGTAAACGCAACAGATAAAATAGGCGGTGAATATTATGGGTGTAACACGTGTCGTAAAAATTGTGGCAGCGATTGCCCTCTTGGGGGTCGTCTTTGCTATAGGGCGTTGGGGTGGAACGAATGAGGAGGTGACAGTTGCCACTATCAGCCATCCTGCACCGAATGTCACCACCATTCAAGTGCCGGTGGAGGAACTGACACCCGAAGTCGTCGAGGAATATATCGACCCAGAGAACGCGGCATACGTGGACGACCTTCTCGCTGAGAACAGAAACCTCGAAGTATTGGTGGCGGAGTTGTCGATGTCACTCGCGACAGCAACTTCAGAGGGCGGCGGCACCGCTGTTGTAACACCTATTGAAACGCCGCTAAGTGAAACCACGTTCACGGCACTTTCCCCAGAAGCGCCGGTGGTTCAACCGACCCGTGTAGCGTTCAAAGACTTCCGATTAGATTTTCTGGCCGAAGGCACAGAGGCCAGTTATACACTGACGCAGAAATTTTTGATTCTAAACACCACAGGGCGTAATGAGGATAATGTGCCGACCAATTTGATTCGTCTGTACGAAATCGGTCCAGGTACGACGCGCACATCCATCCCTGTCACCGAGACAACGACGATTGCGGCCGCGAACACTGCCGCGCATTGGTATGTCAAGTTTGGAGTGCAGGGAGGCGTGGGGCAGGTTGCCGGTTGGCGAGACGCTGGCTCCGCATTCGTCGCGGTGCCTTGGCTAAAGCGAGGCAACAATCGTAGCACAGAGAAAACGCGGTGGGCATTCGCAACACCTGCGCTTGCGTATAGTGATAACGAGACGAGCATCGGCGTGCTACCCATGTCCTTAAATCTCGGCACGATCATGAGTAATAAACACCCGCTCACTAATCTCTGGGCTTCTCCGTACATAGGAATAACAGTCAATCGTGGGGCGACTCGATTTGGTGGCCTCTTCTCTGTCACATTCTAACGTAATATAATAATATGACTAAGCCAACACATACGCTGACTTGCACAAAATTCGGAAGTAATATCAAGACCATGCTATACGGTGTTGTGACACCAGAACAACTGGCCGACGCCCAGCGAGAAATACTACACCGCGCAGAACAACTCTCGCCACGTACGACGTCGCCACAAGCGTCGGCCGATAGCCAGCGTCATAGTCGTGACCAGGAGTCTCGGCCCAAGCCGGAGCTAGTCGTCAACCCGTTTCAATCTGGTGGGGGTCGGTAATATTAATAAGACAAAAGGCGCCGCATATACATATTGATATCAAGGGGGCTGAGATGAATGTTCAAGTAATGGTGATAGCATGTTACTAGCCAGTTGGATAGCTATCCACACAGCGGCGATAGTAATAATCGCCGCGCTAACCGGAATGCTGTTGGTTCACGACCAGTCCGTGCCAGCCGAAACAAACGAGTGGACTGTCCCTCAGACAGCCGAGGAACTATGTCGACTTCCGCTCCTCCGTCACGGCAATCTTGATTGCGATTTACACTCCGTTCACTTTCATAGCCGAATTCTACAAGATCAGCATCTCTGCCTACGAAATCTTCCTAGAGGTGGCGACCAAACTCAACCGACATCGAGGGGCGCTCTCGTCATATAAATATTCGTATAACTCGTTAAGATTATGACCGTACATTATGCCTCGATGGGATTTTTATTGTGAATGTTGTCAAACCACTTGTGAGTTGGCTTTTAAAACCCACCAAGATTCGAAAAACTCTTGCTGCCCTAAATGCGGCGGCCCGCATACGCGCCAAATCTCAAAAAGTAATTTCGTCGTTACGGGGTATAATGCCAAAAATTTATACTCCAAAGGATAATAAATAATTATGTCTGATGTGACCGCACCAAGCAAACCCCTCGGCGGCACCGAACTTATTCTCGCCAATCTTCAGGCTGCGCTACCGGACCTAACCAGTCAAGTGCAGATTATGATGTCACGTCCTGAGAACTATACCTTTGAAGACAAGCCGCGTATCTTGTGGTGCCAAGATTTGCCGCAGGACCCCGCATCCTCTGTCCTAAAGGATCAGAGTTATCGCACAAAGTTTAACAACATCGTGTTCGCCTCACACTGGCAGCAACAGCAGTATAATATGTATCTCGGTATTCCATATAGCGAAGGCACCGTCATTAAGAATGGTGTGCCCTATCGTGAAGCGGTCTTTCCCAAACCCGACGTGGAAGGGGAAGCCAAGTTCAAGTTCATCTACACCTCCACTCCACATCGGGGACTTGCTATTCTTGGTGCGGCCGCAGAGATGCTGGCGAAAGAACGTGAGGATTGGGAACTCCATGTGTATTCTTCGTTGAATATCTACGGATGGCACGAACAGGATAAAGAGTTCGAACCGCTGTATGATATTCTCAAAAAGAACCCACGTATCATCTATCACGGCACACAGCCGAATGCAGACGTGCGTCAAGCGTTAGATGAGTCTCATGTGTTTGTCTATCCCTCAGTGTATGCGGAAACCTCCTGTATGGCTGTGCAAGAAGCCATGATGGCAGGCTGTCTCGTCATCACCAGCAACTACGGTGCGCTGCCAGAGACGTGCGCAGAGTGGGCGTGGATGTTCCCGTACGACGAACGCCCCGAGTCCATGATCGTCAATACTCTTGGACATATGCGTGAGGCATTAGACACCTACACCAGCAAACATACAGAATATACATTGCGGGCACAGAGCAATTATTATCAGCAGTTCTATTCGTTTGAGTCACGAATTCCTACGTGGGAGAAGCTGCTACAGTCGGCCATTAAGAAGGGCACGCCGGTTGAAATGCTGGTAATCGAATAATGTCTGGTGTAATTGTACCGTTCGAAACGCGAGAGGTGCGCGACGCACGATTAGCGGCGGGCAAACAGAATGAACCTGAACTAACACCGGAGGAACGCCTCGCACGATATGAACAGCATACGGTTATTATCTGTCGTAAATTGTTGCAGCATTACAAACAAACGCAGCGATGGAACACAGACTGCGAAAACGAAATGATGATAGCTGTCACATCACTCAAGAACATCTGCCGCCTGCTTGCGGCAACAACGCCCGAGGTACCAGTATGAAAGCACGACAACTTGGTGAGATTCTCACGCATCAGAAGACACTGACGAAGACCGCAGATAAAGTCGAATGGCTGCAAAAGCATTATTCAACGGGGCTAGGGTATCTGTTGAAACTCGCGCACTCGGACGCGGAGTGGGATATACCACCGGGCGCGCCACCATTCAAACCGGATATAGGGCCTATCGGATTGACACCCTCGCATTTGCTGCGCGAACTCCGTGTACTCTACGTGTTCATCAAAGGCGGGTCGCCTGTATTGCCGCATCGACGCGAACAATTGTTTCAGCAATTGCTGGAACGACTTCATGTCGACGAAGTGGCAATTGTGCTGGCTCTGAAGGACGGCAAATTCCCTAGCACCTATCGCTGCACGAAAGCCGTCGTCAACGAAGCGTTTCCTGGTCTACTGGACCAGAAGTTCGAACTGCGGTACTTTAGATAGAGGGTTAAACAGATAATGCCCCATATTGGCGAGGAAATACCAAAATTTCTACGTGACGGCCTCGATGAGCGATTGAACCTAACTTACATGGTGGTATTCAGCCCACGTAAAGCGAGTAAGATTCTGTTTAGCGGGATAACATTTACCATCGCGATCTTATATCTCCGAGGCGATTCGTCTTGGATGGAATTCTTCTTTGGCGCAGGTAGCCTTCTGATATTCATTCGACTGTTATTTGGCACACCAATGGAAACACGACTTACCCCCGAAGCATTCCAGAGACTACAACAATGGCTTACTGTTGATGAGGAATCCGATGAGTGATAATAACGACGACGCCGTCGCCATTTACCCCATTAAATATCGCAAGGACGACGGAGTCGAGGACGCAGAGGAAGAGTTTGCGGAGCGGCACGACGAAATCGAAGACATGTATGCTAATATAACGCCGGAACTTCAACTTGATCTCTTACTCATGTTCGCCAACGCCGCGGAGTTCCGTCTAGCTTCGACTATACCGCTGACGGCCAACGCCGAATGGCTGGAGATGATGAGCCGCTTGTTACGCCAGTTATTGATGGTCATGACTCATTTGGAACCAGACTCACCGAAACCGAACATCGCTTTGGAAGATCCGAAACTGTACTGGCCATCCGGCGCCGGCACTATCAATTAGGAAGAATTCTATTATGCCCAATTACTCGTATTCATGTTCTATTGCCGACTGTGATTTCAAGGTGATTGATTTGAATTTGCCTATCGCGGGTAGAAATTATCCGACAACTCAACCGTGCCCTGTATGTAAGAGCGAAAACACCATCGTAAAAGATATCACATCTCCAGGCGTGTCTTATTCCATAAACAAGGGCGGCCTGAAAACGCCTGACGCCTTCAAAGACATTTTGCGCGATATCAAGAGCAAACACCGCGGCTCGACTATTAACATCGAGTAGCCCCCGAGTAAAATCATGAGAACTTTTGAACACGAACCATTCACCTTCCCCAGTCTAGAACAAGTCAACCAGCGCGTCGGCCGGGTCTACCGTGTCCTCTCTGGCGATCATACCGGAGAGGAATATCCGTCTATCACGCGGGTACTGGGCGCCCGTCCCAAACCGCAGCTAGCCGCGTGGAAGAAGCGCGTGGGCAGAACCGAAGCCGCGAGGATTACCACAGAATCCACGTCGCGCGGCACGAAGTTACATCTTCTGGCAGAATCCTATATCAACAACGAAGCCGATCAGGTCGCAGACGCGGTGCCGACGCTCACAGACGACGTTCAACAGTTCTGGAGGGATATGCGCCCATGGCTCGATGAACACGTCCAGCGCGTCCACGGACAGGAATCGGACATGTACAGCGCACACCTGAAGGTTGCGGGGCGTGTGGACTTACTCGCCACAGTGGACGGAGACTTATCCGTTGTCGACTTCAAAACGTCACGTCGGCCGAAGAAGCGTGACTATGTGTTGGACTACTTTCTACAAGGCTGTTTCTACAGTCTCTGTGTGTTTGAACATACGGGGCTGAAGGTCAAGCGTATCATCTTCCCTATCGTTTCGCCGGAAGGGCTTGAGGTCTTTGAGACGACCCCATCAGCCGAGTTCAAGAACTTACGCAAACGCATTGACGAATATTATTTACACTACCACACATCATGATAAAAGGTATTATTCTCGCAGGTGGCAAGGGCACGAGGATGCATCCGTTGACGCTCGGCGTCAACAAGCAACTGTTGGCCGTCTTCAACAAGCCGATGATATACTATCCCTTGTCTACGTTGATGCTGGCTGGCATTCGTGACATCCTGCTTATCACGAACCCGCACGATATAGACGGCTTTACCAGACTCCTCGGCAATGGCTCCAATTTTGGCATCCACATCCAGTATTGCGCACAACCCAAACCAGAAGGGATAGGGCAAGCCTTCACCCTCGGCCGTGAGTTCGTTGGATGGGACCGAGTAGCACTGGCCCTGGGCGACAACATTTTTTACGGCGCCCACTTCACCGACTACCTGCAAGAGGCCGCGGCTCGCGAGGAGGGTGCGACCGTGTTCGGCTATCGGGTCCACGACCCAGAACGCTATGGGGTGGTGGAGTTCAATAAGTGGGGCAAGGCAATCAGCCTTGAAGAAAAGCCAGCGGCACCAAAGTCTTCCTACGCTGTTACGGGGTTATACTTCTACGACAATCAGGTGTTGGATATTGCCGCGGCACTCAAGCCCTCTCTGCGAGGAGAATACGAGATTACCGACATCAATCGAGTCTATCTTAACAACGAACAGTTGCACGTCAACACATTGCCCCGTGGAATTGCGTGGCTTGATACGGGCACCAACGAGACGCTCATGCAGGCGTCCAATTTCATTCAAGCGGTGGAAGAACGTCAGGGGTTGATGGTCGCGTGTCTTGAAGAGATTGCACACCACATGGGATACATCACTATTAATATGCTGGCTCGACGCGCCAAGGCCTTGGCGACAAGCGCCTACGGGCAGTATCTCAAACAGTTGCTTGACTTGCACTCTCACACGACATAAGGACACCAATGTCAAATGAAAATCCTATCGTTCATCTCCACGCCGCACAAACGGCTTTGCCGGGCGTAATCATCCTTGAACCCGACGTCTATTCAGACCCTCGGGGAGTGTTCTATGAATCGTTCCACACAGAGAAGTATCGCACATTCGGCATTCCAGGTCCGTTTGTACAAGATAACTTTTCGGTATCGATAGGTAGAGCTATTCGCGGATTACATTTACAACTCAAACGCCCGCAGGGTAAGCTCATTCGCGTCTTGCGCGGAACCATTCGTGACGTGGCCGTGGACGTGCGACGGGGGTCCCCAAGGTTTGGGCGTTGGCTATCGATTGACCTCTCGGCAGACTCGTATCAACAAGTTTATGTGCCCGCCGGGTTTGCGCACGGGTTCAGCGTACTGTCCGACGGCGCCGAAGTCGAATATAAATGCACGACGCATTATGATGCGGCAGACGAAATTGGCATTGCGTGGAATGACCCCGCACTCAACATTAACTGGGGTGTGGAATCTCCTCTTCTCTCCGAACGTGATGCTGCGCACGGCACATTGTTAAGTGTTGTCGACCGGCTCCCTCAAGACTTATACGAGGCGCGATGCGACGAATTCCTTGATTTCTAGTAGTGCATGTGGTATAATGATTACCATAGACGTTAAAGACCCACCCGCGCCACAACCATAAAAAGCGCCACGGCGCGAGAGTCGATCGGCAACGATAAAAAGATGAGCAGGATGTGACCGGTTTCGAACGGACGAGTCGTTTGGAATCTGAACATTGGCGAGATCGGTAACGGGGGATAGATGACGGGGCGCTGTAGTTATGTCGCAAATCTCCATGAACGCGATCTAGAAAGAAACACACCAATGACAAAGATGTTAATGGCGAAGATGATTCGACCAAGCGCCCGGTGGGTGACGCTGTCGCTCCTCGGACTTGCGTTTCTACCGAGCGTGGCCTACGCCCAAAACGAAGTTTCCCAGGAGATGTTTGCCGTCAACAACACTTGGATGTTGGTCGCGACATTCCTGGTGTTCATCATGCATCTCGGATTCGCGACGCTGGAATCCGGGCTAACCCAGGCCAAAAACACCGTAAACATTCTATTCAAAAATACGGCGATTGTGGCCATAGGTTTGCTGACATACGCGATTGTGGGATTCAACCTCATGTACCCGGGCGATTTCAGTATCGGGCAGTTCTTCGGGTTCTCGGGATTTGGGCTAACTCCTCCAACCGACGGAGATACCATCGCGTATGCCAGTGGCAACTACACGTACTGGACCGACTTCATCTTCCAGGGCATGTTCGCGGCGACGGCAGCCACCATCGTTTCGGGCGGTGTGGCTGAGCGTATCAAGCTGAATTCTTTCCTAGTCTTCACGACGATCTACGTAGCAGTGATCTATCCGATTGCTGGTTCGTGGAAGTGGGGCGCTGGTTGGCTCGACCAGTGGGGCTTCTACGACTTCGCCGGTTCCACCCTGGTACATTCGGTGGGTGGTTGGGCAGCACTCGCGGGGATCATCGTCCTGGGACCACGTCTGGGCAAGTATGTAAACGGTCAAATCCGCCCATTCGCCGGGAGCAGCATGCCGCTAGCCACGATTGGAGTCTTTCTGTTGTGGCTCGGCTGGTATGGATTCAACGGAGGCTCAGTTCTCAGTGCCGACCCGGGGGCGGTCTCGCTCGTCTTCGTGACAACATCCCTCGCAGCGGCGGCCGGTGTCGTCGGAGCAATGATAGCAACCTGGACATGGCAGCACAAGCCGGACCTGAGCATGGTACTGAACGGTGCGCTGGCGGGGCTCGTCGGTATCACAGCCGGCGCTGACACGGTGAGCGTAAATGCCTCAATCATCATCGGACTCATCGCGGGACTGATCGTGGTGGCGTCAGTGTTGACATTCGACCGCATCAAGATCGACGACCCGGTTGGTGCCCTCTCTGTACACCTCGTGTGTGGAATCTGGGGAACGCTGGCAGTAGGAATCTTTAGCACTAATCCCGAGCATTTGTTCATGACCCAACTAATAGGCGTCTTGGCGTATGGTGCGTTCTGTTTTCCGGCGGCCCTCATCATCTTCTTCACCCTCAAGTCAACGATTGGCTTACGAGTGACCCCCAAGGAAGAACGAGATGGACTTGACTTCAGCGAACATGGTATGGAGGCATATGCCGGCGAACTCTTTGTAAGGAATTAATTCCTTGATTTCTAACAGCACGTGTAGTATAATTACCACCATAGTCGTTGAAGCGCGGACAATGGTCTTCGGACGCCGGGGCAGTACCGGCCGCCTCCACCATCAAACGAACGGGGGCGAAATAGATTCGACGGGAACTGTATGGACGCGGGGAGGCTATCGACAAGTCGCTGTCGTAAAAATAGAGACACACAGAACTGTGAACCAGTTCGCATACGCAGCCTAGAAGGTTGCACCTGTTAGACTAGGAATAGTCTAACGGAGACGCTGGCTCTCTCGGCAACAGAAACCAGCACCTTTTATTGATTCTGATATTATTATGACGATACCCACATTCACTGCGGAAAAACTCGCACAAACGATTGAACACTTGGTCGTCCTCAAGCGGATGACCTATCTTGATGCCGTAATCTACTACTGCGCACAGAATAATATCGAACCAGAACTCATTGCTCGTAGTTTGGGCGATAAGATTCGGGGCGAACTCGCCAACGATGCCGCGCGGTTGCACTTCATCCCAAAGTTCAACCAGTTGCCACTCTGATTGGGTACACGATGACACCAGAACAGGTCTTCATGTACGCAAAGTCCTATCGCCTCTACTTCTCAACGGAGGGATATGATTTCATTAAATACAAGGGTCATGTCTCGGTGCCTCCACTCATTAAGCAACGAGATCGGCAGTTTTATTATCGGTTGTCGACGAAGCTAACGGATACGCAAATCCACGCGGCACTATTGTTGACATACTTCTTCAAACCGAAGGCCTATATTGCGGATGTTGTAGCGCCAAATATTCTACAGGATGGTATGACGTTTGCGTCACGCGCGGAGAATGGCACGTCAACGCTCGGCAATGAACTCTATGCGCTGCGACGACACCTCCCGGCCGAGAACGTCGACGAGTGGCTCTACGGGGCGTTTCTCGATGAACAACGCGCATCACTACCGACCTGTGTCGAGGGGCTCATCAGTCGAGAACTCATGATTGACCTGGCGTGTCTGCTGCTGCTCATTCCGCAACGTACGCACGAGTATCGGTGGGCGCAGTATTGGGAACAACGCGAACCAACAGGTAGCACCTTTGGTGTGCGTCCGTGGTTGTCTCGCTTACGAAAGGCGGATCAACTGCTCAACTGGCAACGCCCCGCATGGAGGCAATACACTCACAAGCTGTCTGGAATGTTCTGGGCATCATATCAGGGGCTCTCGTTAGCGCCTCGTCAGGAGGAACCGCAGTTGTTTGCGTAAGATAAATATACATGTTATACTGACGTCTATTTTATTATTAGATATTTCGACATCCATCGTACGACCATACAACAAGGAGTGCCAATACTATGGCCACGAACTTTACAACGCTACGCAATTCCCGTAAATCTCTTCTCACTAAACTCGCTGACGAAGTTAAGAAGTCCAACTCTCCACAGAAAGGTGCCGACGAACGCTTCTGGAAACTGATTGTCGATCCCAAGACGGGCATCGGCTATGCCAAGTTGCGGTTCCTTCCGGCGCCGAAGAACGAAGACATCCCGTGGGCGAAGTTATGGTCACACGGCTTTCAAGGACCGGCGGGTTCGTGGTTCATCGAGAACTGTCCAACGACACTCGATGGGCGCCCGTGCCCGGTCTGTAAGGAGAACAATCGACTCTGGAACTCTGGGGTGGAAAGCGACAAGGAAATAGCCAGATCGCGAAAGCGTAAGCTGACGTATATCAGCAATATTCTGATCCTTGAAGACCCTGCGCGCCCAGAGAATAACGGTAAGACGTTCTTGTATAAATATGGAAAGAAAATCCATGACAAGATAATGGAACTGTTGGAACCACAGTTTCCAGATCAGCAGCCCGCCAATCCATTCGACTTATGGGAAGGTTGTGATTTCAAACTGAAAGCGCAGAAGGTGGCGGGTTATCAAAATTATGATAAAGCTGAATTCACGGAGCCGTCTGAACTGTATACCGGTGACGATGCGCAGAAAGAAAAGACGTGGGAGGAGGAGTTTTCGTTGTCGGAATTCATTAAAGAAGATCAGTTCAAGAACTTCGAAGACCTTGGGAAGAAATTCCAACGGGCCCTCAGTGGAGATGCCGACGATAGGTTCACGGCGGGAGAAATTATCGAACGCGA